TGATTTGTGTCGGATGATTGAACGCGAGCATGTAGTGCATCGCCGTCAAATACGATTTCACATCGCAAATCATGATTTCCACTTTCGCGCCGTTACTGTTGTCCACTTTGCGAATCCCGCCGCTTCTCTTGTCTTTGGTGAAATCCACCGCCGCGAAATAATGCAGTCGTATATCCGTCGCCGTATCGCAGCCAAATGCAAACGCAATGCGTTTTTCCATCGAAATGGCCGATTTCGCTAATGCCAGCCCAATGTGTCGCGCACCACATACGAAAATCACGCGATACTCTGTCGACAAACCGAGTGGCGATAATGTCTTGCCAGTCCCTGTTGGAGCAATATAGAGAACCAGTCGGCTCTTCTTTTCTTCGAATTCATGTTCATGTTTTTTGCGATTGAAAATGGAAAACAATTCTTTTTGATGCGAGAACAGTTCCTTGTCTGCGTACTCCAACAGGCATCTGTTGCATTCGATGAATTCGTATGCGCGCTCGATAATCTCGCACAAATCCGTCTTTGCATTCACATGTGCAATCAACTGGTTCGCGTAGTCCAACACGTGTGGATTGATGTGATGGATAGTCGATTTCCGCAGTTGGATGATCGTGTAGAGGTATAAAGCATATTCGGATTTTCTTCCGATGATTCCTGCATTTACGCCATATTTCGTCTTGTCTTTCGTGAAATATTTGCAGAGTTCGTGGCACAGTTCGAGGAGAACATATTCATAAATGATGCCGTCCGCCTTGTTCTTTTCCAGATTCGCCTCCAAGTTCTGGATACGCGCTTGATCAATGCTCTTGAGTTTCTTCAGTGATCCGCCACCTGCTTTCTGTGTACTGAATTCGAATCCGGCTTCTTTGCCATATTTATGCAGCGTTTTCTGTAGGACAGGCTCGAAATAGGTTCGGAATAAATGATCGTGCAGTTCAGGGCTCACGTCGATCTTGAGAAAAGTCAACATCGACATCGTCTTGTTTTGTTTGATATTTATATCGGCGTAACCGCGCATAATAAGAGAGAGAATCTCTTTTTCTTCTTGGGAAACGGGCAGTTCAACACTGTCCCATTCCGATCGCGTGAGTTTGCTCTGTTGGAGATCCATTCTGTTTGCTGTTGTTTTTTTGCTTTTGCTTGTCTAATAGAGAATATGCAGGGTATTTCTATGTTGGTTTTGGTTTCAATTTTATGTTTTCATTTTTATTCAATTTATTTTTCTTTTTTGTAACTTGGTAGTTTTACTTTTTCTAGTTCTTTTCATTTTATATTTTCTTTTTTAGATTTCGGTTGTCCTCCAAATGCTCTTGTTGTATCATGTTCTTTTTTATATGCGATTGGTGCGATTGTTGATGTATCTATATTTTCTCCTGTAATAATTTGAACAACATCTTTATAACCTAATCTTTTGAGGGAAAAAAAACCCATTATTGGTTCATTCAGATCGGAAGGATCATATAATATATGTTCTCAATCTGATGTTTTGATTGCTAAAATCATATGTCCATATGCAGTATCATCTGATGGAATTAAACCGATTACTGTAGCATAACCTCTCGGCAATTGATCAAATACAATCATAATATTTAATTCTTCCGTAAATTTTATTGATGAAATTGATTGTGTCTGTCCAACATATCTATCCACAACTTCAATAATAGTTTCTAACTTAGTACAACATCCAGACATTTGATGCTCTATGCAATTATCTAAATGTTCATCATTAATTATACCTAACGCTCTCTAAACGACCATGAAACACAAACCGAAACTTTCGAAGTTTTGTGAATTGAATGTAAATATGTAATTCTATGATTAATTTCATCTATGCTAGTGTGAAATACAAGTATACCATATTTTTCTGTAAGTTTTGGTTCAGCTCCTACAGAAGGTTGTCTGTATAGTTGAACAGATGATACAGATGGTGGCAAAATTGATATTGGTGGATATAATGATCTATGCAGTGTACTATCCACGACCCTCCTCTTCAAATTCTGACATAATTAACGTAACATATATATATTCATCGCGTATATTTTCCAACCCTTACAAAGGAATCCAACACGAAAATCATAAACACGCCTAAAAATGTGTACAACACGAATTCCTCTGTAATATTCGCCGTTTTTTCCACTTCCTGGTTCTCCAACAGGTGTATCATGTAATTGATCTTCTCCATCAATTTCGTGTCATTCATCGGCAATGGCTTGGATCGGTGTTGTGGTTCGGCGGCATGCTGCGGTGCATAACTCATGTGATAATTGCTATATACCCCCGAAGTATCGCTCTTATACATTGGATTTACAGGGAGGTTTGTTGAGTGGTTTTGTTTTTGACCTGGCAACAGTACTGGGCGTTGTGTCGGTGAGGGAAGCGGTACTGCATCATCCCCAGTACCTTTCCATATGAAATTGGAAAGATTCATGGTCGGATCATGTTTGAAAACATTCAGTTCCGGCTGCGGCGGAGGGCGGAAATCGGCCATTCCTGCCCCGTCATTCTCGGCCACCACCGTATTCATTTGATTGATGATGTTATTAACCCTCGCATTTCTATCGTCCATTTCTTTCTGAATATCACTCATGCTGGAGGACGAATACAATTTCGCATTTTCGCTCGGAAAATAAGAGGCAGAGGTCGAAGAGTTCGACAAAGGTATTACATCGGGATGTTCTCCTTTTTCGTCCGGTAAGGACAATGGTTTAGCTCGTATGGTCTTACGTATAGTAGATACTCTTTTTCTAGGCTGATCGTCGTTCGTCCACGTTGATGCGGTAGAAATCAAAGACATTCAAATAACCTATGGTTAAAAACTGGAGAGATTAAATATTCGATACTTTTATACGAGAACTTTCCAACATGCCGAATGATTCGACCCCCCCTCCAAAATCGGTAAAAGAATACATTTTCAAACTAATTGCCGGCATTTTTCCTGCATCGGTTCTCGCCTCCTTCCTATTATACCCGCTCCAATTCCTTTTATTTACACATTCCACTGTTGGCCGACTCCTCGCATTTATCGTAATATTGGTATACGGCTACATCGATGTCTTATTTGGACTGCTTGCAGCTGCAATTGTGGTTCTCTATTATCAGACAGATATATCGAAATCGCTAAATGATTCCGAGAATTCATTCGGGTTCTCGTAAAATATATACGGTTCGGGCCATAAAAAATAAAGGTCGATGTCGTCATAAAGGGTTGGGATTAGGTGTATTATCCTGTGCAAATGGGGATGGATGTGCAAATGGATTATCCCCAAGCCGCGCGCATTTCAGCATACGTCATTTTTCGTCCAGTTCTCTGTTCAAAATCTTTCGCCCCGTCTTGCATGAAATTCATCAGTTTTTGTCCGACGTCTTGAACTGGTTCTTTATTTAACTTTCCCGTTATTAGTTCATATCCCTTCTTCTCCAGATCAGCAATAACAGATTGACTTAATTCATATTTTTGCGAAATGTTCGGTTGATTCAACTCATCATCTCTCTTTTCTTTTGTTTGGTCTTCTTCTCTATGTTTGGGTTCTGCACATGCAGGTAATGTATTCATTGGTATGATAAAGGCGGTGTAGTGTACAAATAAACCAAATAACTCGAATGAATCAATTTTATGATAAAGAAAAACAAAAACAAAGCATTTAGAATTTTTGTATACATTTATAGTAGTCATATCCAAATATCCACTTATTCAACGAATGAAATACTATACTCTTGAAGATTTTTATCACATCTCCCAACAACCGCATCTTTCCTACACGGAATCTGCGGAATGTGAACATTTGACACAAATCATTGACAAACTGACAGAAGAATTAGGCATTTCCCGCGAATATACAAAACCGCGCGATGATTCATTTGCATCTTCACGTACTGATCCGTCCATGCATCGTAATAATGGACGTCGCAGAAACCATTCGCAAACCCATGGATTGGAATCCTCGTGGATTCAGCCAAAAGTCACGTTTAAACCGACGACCATCGAAAAAGACAAGAATACGGCGATCAATGATATTCGCTCTTGTCTCAATAAATTATCGGCCAAGAATTACGAAGTCAGCAAGAATTCACTGTTGGAGACCATCAAGAAAACCAACAGGGACGAATTACCACAGGTTGCGCAGCATATTTTCGACATTGCCAGTACGAATAAATTCTTCAGCGAAATTTATGCAAATATATACAAGGAAATTTTGTCATATAAAAATGAAGACGAAGATTATGAAATTGTAAATATCGAAGAACAAATCGATTCAAAGAACCAAGATATATTCAGAACCCTGTTGGACACTTTTTTATCGAATTTCACCGAAACCATGCATACCATTCAATATGTAGACGCTGCAGAGAACTATGACAACTTTTGCGAATACAATAAACGCAATGATAAACGCAAGGCGACCTCGCTATTTATCGTGAATTTGACGAAAAACGGGGTCATCGAACCGTCGATGTTTATTTCCATTGTTGCGAAAATTCTAGAGATCCTACAGGGATATATGCAGGAATCGGGAAAAACCAACGAAGTCGAGGAAATCACCGAGAACTTGTTTTTGTTTTTGACATCGAATGTGGTGTTGGATGATAATGCAGATGAAGTGAAAATCATTCGCGATCAAATCGCATTGTTGGCAAAACTGAAAGCGAAAGATTGCGCGTCTTTATCGAGTCGGGCCATTTTCAAATATTGCGATATTGTGGAAAAATGGAAATGAATGAATAATGAAAAAAAATAAAAATGAATAAAAATAAAAATATTGTTTAATATTAATATTAAACAATGTCTATCGTATTAGTAATCACTTCACATGGAGGAGGATTACCAAACAAACAGCCATTGAAGTGTACAGAAGGTATTCGTTTCAATAAATATACACTTGCTCCAAGAGGGTGTGGTATAATAGGAAATAGCGAATTTCAAAGAAGAATGACGAATGCAATTTATGAAAAAGTTAAATTCGAACAAATCGACTCTCAACACAACGAATTGAAACAATATTTGACGGAATTAGCAGAACATTTAATATGTGCAAATTTTCAACACTACATGCGAATACATAGAACAAATACATTATCCAAATTCAGTCGTCAACATCGACTGTCTAAAAAACAAACAGATCGCGTTCTTGATTTGGGACTCGTGTCTTATTATGATCCATCTGTTTTTGAATTTTCCAATGATGAAATATATAAATCAAAAACAACATGGCAAAAAATTATACTACGAGCAAACCATATCATTTCACCAAAACTCTCCAAAAAAGAAGAAAAAGAGTACGAAACTATTAAAAAATCCATGTTTGAGATGAATTCATGTAATGAATTATATGACAAAATATATACACCGGATCCATTATATCCGACTCAAATATATGCTATTGCAGGAACTATAACAAACAGTGTTATTATTGCAAAAAAGTTGAAATCACACTCATTTCTTAGAAGATTAAGTCGCGATGATACTGGTATTATTCCACCTATTCCTGGAGAATCGTTTGACTGGAATGAGATAGGCGGTAGTATCACATTACAACAAATTTATGATTTATATGTTCAATATGGTTATGACGATATTACCATCATTGATTTATCATGTGATTTACAAAGTTGCGAAGGAAGTGTTTGTAGAGGAGGAGAAGGTAGTAAATCAAATAGAAGTAAAACACGTAAAACGCGTAAAAATGGTTCTATATGTGGACGAAAACATTAGCCTATGACAATTTTCTTGGTTTTTCCGTGTCCGAATCCATATTTTCTTTTGGCAGTTCTCGCTAAACGTAATGCCTTACTATTTGGTTTACATCCATTTTCCAGTATTTTGTAATCGACGGCAGCCGCTTTCCCTGCAGTAATTGCGCTGGCCAATCTCGCGGATCCCCAACTATGAGAAGTTTGATTGGGTCTGGATCCTGACGAAAAATATGCACCTTGTCCCTTCTTCACAATTTTTTGGAGAGAACCGATGGAACATCCCGTTTTTTTGGCGAGTTCACTCGATGGAGATATTTTTGCAACATTGTATATTTTTTGGGCACGAGCAATATGCGGAGATGGTTTCGAATGGAATGATTTTGCAGTGGTTCTCGTATAATAAGACCCCTTTTTATACTGTGTACGAGAACGACGAAGTTCTCTGATTTGTTTGGTTTTATCCTTCTTTGACAAAGATTTCGGTAAATATCGCATCGGAACTTTTACCGTTTTATTATTTCTATTTTTCATATACTATTATTTTGTGAGATTTTGTTCCGGAAAATTGAAATCTTTTTTCCATAAGTTTTCAATTGTATATCCACCCCAAAACCGAAAACCGAAAATATCCCAAAACCCACGAAAATCACGATTTCTGAAAATGCTCTCTACCACCACCGCCCAAAGACCCGCCAAACCATGGTCTGTCGACCAATTCGAAGAGTTCCGTCCACACATGACTGAAATGGTCAGAACTCACATTGTTCCGCTTCTGCATCAATCTGACACTGAAAACAAGAACCGCATTCTCCTACACGGTCAGGTCAAGGTCGGTAAACGCGAAATCGTCGAGTATATGGCCGTGCGCGATTCCTTCCACCAGAACCGCATCCACGTGTTCATTTCGGCGTTCCATCGAAAGGCGGACGAAAGCCAGCGCGACGAACTCGGAATGCATAATATTCACGTGTTTTCCATTCACGACAAGAAACGCCGCGACGCCGCAATCCGATTCATTGCCGAACAGCTCGATCACAACATGCAGATCGTCATTCACTGGGACGAATGTGACTATGGCACCGGCGATCGCCAGAACTTGGCAAACGTCTACCGCATGTTCCGCGATCACCACGGCGTTTTCAACATCTTGTACAGCGCGACCCCCGAGGAAATGCTGTATTCCGCTGAAATCGCGGAAAAGGACGACGCAGACGCGTTCATCACCGACTTTTACGAAGAAGGATCGGTCGTCAAATATATACCCCCTGTTGGATATTGTGGAGCACAGGCGTTTCTGGACCATGGACTCGTATTTCAAGCTCTACCTTTCTTTGAAATCTGCGAGAACACCATCCGACTTTCGGAACAAGCTCGATCCATACTTGCCGACGCAAAAGCGAGTATTCGTATTACGAATCGCCGCCGTCGCGATTTACAGACACAAATCGAAGACGCAGAAGATGACGGAGACCAAGTTCTTGCCGAAAGATTACGCGCCGAACTCAAACAGATCTCGGTGAGAAACATAATATCTCTGCGTCTCTCTTATTTCTTGAACGACGACAACGATGACGACGACGAGGACGATACGGACGAAAAAGAAACAGACGATGTCTCAAGTGTTACTAGTGGCGGTTCATCCAAAGGCAAGGCAATCTATACTTTCCTCAAAAACTCGCAGTTTATTCCCGAACTCAATCAAGAGAATGTCCTGATCATTGCCGACAAACCCGATCAGAAAGAGTTGGTCTCTTTGCCGAACGTGAAAACTGAGACGGTGCAATGGGGCAAACGCGCCTACTGGGACGGAATTACTACAGAGAAAATCGTCATTATCGTCAACGACCAGACGAGTACGCGATCTACCGAATGGGTCTGTCATGATCGCATGTTTACTACACATGATTATCGCAAACGCCTCACGTTCAACACCGTGGCCCAAGCGCAACTTCGCGTTGCCCATTACGAGCAAAACTACGGCGGATTCCAGACAATTCGTGTCTATGGCGACGTAAAGACCTTTCAATTTGCAGTGGGTCAAATTGGCGCGGCCGAATATTTGAACACGGAATGGATTACACGCAAGATCCCGAAATCGAATCCGCCGAGATACAGAATCAAGAGCATGTTGGACACAAAAACGGCAAAGAAACCGATGCCACAAATTCGTGTGGAGCATAATGGCGGAGTAGCAACATACGAAGGCGTCCCGGATCCGGCGGGATATTCGCTGGAACTTTCTCAGAAAATTCTGATCCAATTGGGCGGAACCAACAACGGCCATTCCAAAATGTCGCAGCGAGTCCGAGGCAATAGTAAACGCGTACCCAAGATAAAGGCCAAATTCTACCCGTGCGAGCCAACTCAAACAGGGACCGTGTTGGAAACTTTATACAGAGATCCCGAGGTTGGTGGTCTGTTGAATGGGCATACGTTTAATGCGGGCGGGTATTTCAAGTATCCGATTTTGAATGAGCGAGGAGAAACCAACTACATGGGATTTCTTCGAGCGAGGAAGGTCTTAAATTATGCCGACATTGCGCATAATTTATGGGGGATCCGCATGGGGCATGAACAAGCGAGATTGACGGAATGCTACAGGGACGGTGTGCTCGGATTGTGTTTACGTGTTGCAACAGGTGAATTTGAAGAGACGAGTGATCTCGAAGCATACAAGAGTATGTACCAAACCGAAGTCTAAGAGCAAATATGATGAATGTGCAGAATAATACATATATACAATGAGATAAACTATAAGCGAATACTAGGCCTAACGATATAACAAGATATAATATAAACAATACGAATGCAACATCGTCGACAGCATAGAAGTAGAAGAACTCCATCCACAGAAGTGTAAACAATGCAATCAAGAATATAATACATACATATTTCAAAAAGTTGTCATCATATCATAAGGTTTATTTTATTCTACGTTTTTTTATACAGTAAATGAGACCACTTCTTCTGGACTGAAAAATGGTTTCTCATTATTATATATTATATTATAACAGTCTTCGTGACTTTTTTGTTTTCCTTCAATATAACTTTCATAGTAATAACGATTATCTGTAATAATTGGTTTATCTAAGGTTGCAATATAACTACCTCTTACCCAAAAAAAATTAAACCAACAAAATCCGTTTTCAGAACAACCAAAGCATACTTTATTTATATGAGGCATTGTATTGAATACGTATATTGCATGTTTCCAATTTTTGACAACTGTATCAAATATTTTTTTTTCGCTAGAATATCTTACAGGTTCATCTCCATGAAATGACATACCTTTGGAATGGAAATATAGGTATATTTTTTCAGGATGCGCAGTACTTTCTTCATATAACGCGTTTATTCCCGGGTATTCATACAGGTTTTCTTCTGTATATGTAAAACGTACATTTACTAAATGCGGATCTATTATTTTGCGTATTTCCATTTCAGCCTCATGCATTAACTCTTTTTCGCCAGAAAGTGCTATAAGTAAATCAGCTTCTGATAAAATTTCACAATCTACCAGATCTTGTATTTGTGGCAAAACTATATAACGCCACTTCTCTTTTCTTAAATATGCATAATAAACGATTTGTATGTTTTTGGAAAAAGCCTCTTTATGCGAATCTATAATAATGACAATAATTAAAAAAACCAATAAGAATACTATTATGATATTATTACGTTTCATTTATATAATTTAATAAATAAAAAAAATTATAAAAATATAATCTATAAAAATAAAAATAAATGAGATATAAAAATATAATCAATCAATATCAGAAATGAAAATCGCAAGTTTTGATATTGGAATCAAAAATATGGCCTATTGTATTTTGCAACAGGAAGCCAATTCCACCTATTTGCTCCCCTATTCAATACTAGATTGGAAGGTTCTCAATCTCATGGAGGAGAACCAATGGCCGAACCGAGATCAAACGAATCCAACATGTACCTGTAGGAAATACAAAGAAACATCAAAGAAATCGGCAAAACAAGAAGTATGCAATAAATCTGCAACATACTTTTTGGAAAGTTCTCCAAATTCTTTTTTATTCTTTTGTAAAAAACACGCCATTGAAAATACCGAAAATAAAGAATCTACAAAACAGAAATATTTCATGTATTCGGCCAAGTTCTCGAAATCCGCACTCAATAAACTCTCTATCAAAGATCTTACTGCATTTTCCAACACCTATTTCCCAACCGAATCCATGCAATCTTCCAAAAAAGACACGATCGAACATCTGCTCCAACTCCTACAGGGAAAATGTTTAATGCCCGTTGTTGTAAAGAAAAAGGCCAAGGCCGGTGATACGGATCTTGTGACGATCGGTCGCAACATGGCAACACTCTTGGACAATGAACGAGGGGCTTTCGCGGATGTAACGCATATTATTATTGAGAACCAGATTTCGACGATCGCCGCGCGCATGAAGACGATTCAAGGGATGCTCGCGCAATATTTCATTTTGCGGAATCCGGGGACAGTGATTCAGTTTGTTTCATCGATGAACAAATTGAAAGGGCTGGATAAGCTGCACGAGACAACCAATGCGAATACAAGCGAGTATAAAAAGCACAAGAAAGACGGTGTCGAATATTGCAGGCGATTCTTGGATCAAATGCCGTGTCCAGCATCCTCGCAGAATGAATGGAAATCCCTGTTGGAGAACTCGAAGAAAAAAGACGATTTGGCAGATTGTTTCCTACAGGGAATTTGGTATTTGCAGAAATAAGGGGTTTTGTTGAGTTTTGTTGAGTTTTGTTGAGTTTTGTTGAGTTTTGTTGAGTTTTGTTGAATTAATTCGATCGAGAAATGTATTTGCATATATTTGTGTAAAACCCGTTAAAGTGTGAACTCGCTGCGACTGTATATGCGCCAAAGTTCTCGACATATACCCATTCACCGATTGCCAATTCGGGCAACATGATTTCATCTGCAATCAAATCTATACTATCACATGTAGGACCAAACAACCGGCTTTTGTGTAACTTTCCGTCGCGTTCATTGAATGGTTGTACCACCGGTTTCGAATGATCGAAAAATATACAATTGAATGAGCCATAAATACCGTCATTCAAGTAATAAACGAAAGATACGCTAGGCTCTGGATTTGATTCGGTGTTGGGTTCAACAATTTTCTTTTTGCCGATAATGTTCATGATCAATGTATGAGACGGTTCTGCAAAATATCGGCCAGGTTCGGCAATAAATTGCATGTCGGGATATTCGTGAAAGAATTCGGTAATTCCGTCTTGAATTGATTTTGCAATCATTTCAAACGTCGCAGGTGGATTGGATTTGGTTTCTTTTTCGAATACCCCGATTTGTGGGTCGATTCCAGGAAATCCACCGCCTATATCAATCATCCGCACATTGAACCCCACTTGTTTCGCTAGATCGCTCGCCATTTTACAATCGGCTAATGCCCGGTAATACGTCTTGTCATCATTACAGCCACTTCCAACATGGAAACTGAACCCGACCACTTCCAGTTTCAATGTCTTGGCAATCTGCAATAATTCTTCGATTTGCGCCAATTTACAACCGAACTTTTTATTGAACTGACATTTGCTCCGTGTATCATCCACTGCAATTCGCAGAATAATACTCGCGTATGGATGATACAGTTTTATTTTGTACAATTCTTCTTCGCAATCAAACGTCATGAGATCGACGTCATTCGACCTAGCGTATCTTATTTGAGAGGACATCTTACAGGGGTTCGCGAATATAATGCGCGAGGGGTCTTCCGTAATGGCAATCGCCATTTTCATTTCTGTTTCAGATGCGCAATCGAAATTCGCGCCAAGAGACGCGAGTGCTTCCATGATGACTGGATTCGGATTGCATTTCACTGCATAATATGGCGTGACATTCGGTAGAAGGCGCATCCAATTCGCATATGAGGTGGTGAGTGTACCGAGATCAACAATATAGAAGGCGCGTTCGGACGGATTGTCTTCGAGGAAATCGTTGATAATGTCGTACGTATCGCTGTCACTACCGTACATTTTCACATTGTGTTTTTGCAACAGGGAATTGTCTAATTGCCATTCCATATGTAGTTGGTGCTATTTTATTTTTACATCATTTTACGAAAAGGTGTAAAGAATATAAATGTTGGTTCACATGAATTCCTAGAAAAATGACTTCAGCGAAAATAACAGTGATCGGGATCGGTAAACTTGGCCTCGGATTTGCACTCATGCTAGAAGCGGCGGGATACGATGTTCTCGGCATCGATATATCACATGAATATGTCGGTAAATTGAACGCCAAAATATTCCACTCTTCCGAACCGCATTACAATGAGATGTTGCAGCAATCTCGCAATTTCCGAGCAACAACAAAACTAGACGAGGGTCTCGCGCATTCGGACATCATCTTCATATTGGTACAAACACCCAATGGCGGCGGCGACAAATTCTATGACCACTCCATCTTGTCGTCCCTTTTGCGCAGAATCAACCAATTCCAGCCGCAGAATAAACATTTCATCATTGGATGCACTGTGATGCCGACGTATATTGGCCAAATCGGCAAATCCCTGTTGGACAACTGTGAAAATTGCTCATTGAATTACAATCCCGAGTTTATTGCACAGGGAGATATTATAAAGGGGTTCTCGTCTCCTGATATGATATTGTTTGGAAAAGATGATTCGATTTTAGATGAACAAGAAAGACAAGATGCAGAAAATGCAGAAGAAACATTAGAACAACGCATCCGCGAAATATACGTGAATATGACAAAGAATACCGAACTCAAATTCTGTTTCATGACGTCATTAGAAGCCGAAATCGTCAAAATCTCGCTAAACGGTTTCATCACCACCAAACTATCGTATGCAAACATGATCAGTGATTATTGCGACACAATTGGCGCAGACAAATACACGGTTCTCGACGCCATTGGGTCAGACACGCGCATCGGATCCAAATATTTCAAGCCCGGGTACTCATTTGGCGGACCATGTTTTCCCAGAGATACGAAGGCGCTCAAACAATGCTTGGACAAGGTCCATATACAAAATCACCTGTTGGAAGCGACTACACAGTATAATGAATGGCACACTGAATTTCAAACCGATCAATGGTGGCGAGAACTTACGCAAACAAATCAACAACAGGCGGTCATCGAAGGCGTTTGTTATAAAGAAGGGTCGAAAATACCAATTATCGAAGAATCGGCAAAATTGAAAATAGCAACAAAACTCGCAAAATGTGTTCCTGTAACTATTCGAGACACGCCGGAAATAATTGAGGAAGTGAGGAAAGAATATGGGAATTTATTTACGTATGAATATTTATCTGACGAATAGTATATGAACGATCCGAGAAATTATGCAAATTCTATAGATTTAAGAAATATAGGATTATTAGGTGGTCCCCCATCCCCATCATCTTTCAAACCAGGAGATTATCGTAATTCGTATCAATTTCAAAGACTACTTCGTGGCTATGAACCTGAACATGCCAGCATATTTAAAGCTCCGGACAATCATAATACTAAAAATAATTTTAGAAAAGAAATGGCAAGTTATTTGAAAAAGAATCCGCGAAAAAGTCAACGAAAGATAGAAGATATTCAAAAAATAATTGGAAAAAATTTATCGATAAAAAAAATTCAGAAACCAAAACAACAAAACCCTCCTGTTCAACAAAAACAACATCGACAACCACAACGACAACAATACAGAGATTACCAATTTGCAAACTATATAGACAATAGTAGAATTGTTCACCGAACACCGTTACGTTTTCATACAGATTTGTTATTACAATATTTGACAAGAATACCAAATGCGGGAGGTGGAGATTGTTTCTTTCATTCCGTCGCACAAGCCAATATACCAAGATACATCATTGATCAAATTGCCAATCCGCGTATAAGAGCAATGTTTGGAAATGGACCCATTACGATGCAACAATTGCGAAACGTAGTTGCAGAATTAGTATCCGTATCCGATTTCGTGGATTATAATATACAGCAAGTGCAAATATATGTTGCCGAACAAAATCCAAATTACAAGGTCACGAAACGCGCTACTTTGTACATGAAATTTATATACACCCAAGAAGAATTACAACAGAGAAATCCGATTATAGAACAAATCAAACGTCTTATGCAAGTTCCACTAGATCAACAAGATAATCGTGCAATTACTGGGTTGATTGAAAGAATGATGCCGATCGCGGAAGCTCGCGCAAAAATCGAGTTATTCAAGCAATATGTAAGATCATCTAATTATTGGGCGGATATGATGACCGTGAATTTATTGCGAGAAGTTCTCAATATTCAATTTATTATATTTGATTCATATGAGCATCAAATCACAAATATTCTCAAGTTTAATAACCAACGTATGTTTGCAGGATATATCATCATTTGGTGGACAAGTCCAGTGCATTATGAGTTATTGCAATACAATGGAACGGGGTTCTTCACCTTTGAAACATTGCCTCCATTAATAAAATATTTAGTGAACGCAAATGTAGAAAATTGCCCGCAATGCAATGATGATGCACATTTTCCTATCGCACAAGCTCAAGCTCAAGCAATTGGTGGCGCATCAAAGAAAAAGCTTACAAAGAAAAAACTTACAAGATAGAAGACAATATATTCAGATATTCAGCAATCATATTCCATGTAAGATTCTGCATTATCACTATATCCGCACCTTTGACGCCCACATCTCTCTATAAATGCATACCATTTCACATCCGGTTCGCACTGTAATCTTTTCCATACCTGATCATTGGCATATATCCAATGCTCATTGGTTTCGTCCAACAGGGGAATCGCCCATTCATATAATGCAATCAATCGATCATACATCGACGCATGTACAATGTATGCAGAAGCATTACTTGCAGCGAGAACTTTACGCAAAAACGTCCTACCTAATCCCTCGATCTCTCTCGAATCTTCCAATTTATACGCCAACATACAAACATGGAATTCGATCCCGCTGTAAAATAATTTGCATAAGTTCTCATAAAAAATATCAGAGGAAACACTAAATACGAAATCGTCTTCGAATATTAAAACAGAGGAATAATTGCCCGCTCTTGCTTCGCGTAAAACTGCCAAATGCGAGCAAGTACATCCGACAATTCCTTTCCCCGGTTCGGGGCGATCGATTGCAGCAAATCGCCGCACTTTGCTGCCGGAAATGCCATAGGCAACCAATTCCTGTTGGATTTCTTGCAACCGGTCTTTTCTCCTGTCTAAATTGATGTAATAAATGGCACCAATATAATCGAGAACTTGCATGTATGAATTATGTGATGATGTAATACAAGAGGAATGTTGTAAAATAGGAAAACAAGTTCTTGTCAAAATCTGATTGTATTCAGACAAGGTTAATGGGGAAGGACTGATGCGAGAACCTTCTATTTTTTGCACGAAAATGGGCATGATGTTTTGCCAAAGGACTTGTCCTTGTCCTTGTCCTTGTCCTTGCCATGTCCCACCATTGAAATGAATAAATACAGGAACACCAACACCACCATTCCGCCTATCAAATAAACCAATGTTCTCCATATGACCATTTCGAAATTGAATTTCCGACCAATCGACCAAATGCATGTTTTGGAAAATACGACAATCATGATCGAGGCCAATTGACACAGTTTCTTTCATAACATGCGCCAAATAATATTCGATGAAATAGGCCTGGTCACCACCATCCATACACATTTCAAAAATAACAGGATCCGGTTTCCAATAAAGACACCGTAAAACAGCATATTTGTATCCAATATAACCACCGGAATTCAAATACCAATAATTCGTCGGCAAGACCGCGTTCCTATTGGAAAAACGCGATCTGTATCTATCTGGATAAGACCCCAATTCAGCGCCAAAAACCAACTCTTTTTTGAATCCCACAAATTTCTCCAACAGGGAATTCATCGTATCATTCACGAGAACATCATATGCATCGATGAAACAGACGATTGCGTCATTTGGCAAAGTTTCGACGGCGTTGCGCATACCGATAATCTTGTCCATGTAGCCGGTCCATTCATTCGATATGATATAATGAATGACGAAACCAAACAGTTTGGCAGAGGCCGAAAGATCAGAGGTTCTCGCAATATCTGTGCAAAATGTGAATACATGAATTGGATGATGATGATTCATAATAAAAGAATAAATGTATTTCATTTATTTCTTTTCCAAAACAAATGAAAATGAATATACTAAAATGGGTAAATGTATAAAAATCTATATAGAAAATGTTTAAATAAGTAGATAATAGCGACGATGAGCCGTGCAATTGCTTCTGCTAGACAAAGACGCGCAGGTATTTCGAATCCTGAACCTCCTGTTGCCAATCAACAACAGCAACAACAACAGCAACAACCAAATAGTTCTGGACTCACACTCCCACAGGTGATTGCATTAGTCGATACACGTCTCATTAGATTGGAAACGTTTATGAAGGAGACCCAGCAGCAAAAAGGCGAGAATCATGCCAATCCGCAAATCGATCCTTCCATTTTAGAGGAGTATAACAACCGTTTTACGATTCTAGCAGATGAGATTGCCAATATCAAGGATATTGTTCTCAGACTACAATCCTACACAATGGAAGTAAACAAAACCCTGTTGGAAAACCAGAATATTGTGAATCCGGAAACTGATCAATCGTTATTTGTATTTCAAACTACTGGTGCGGATGATAATAACATGAATATGAGTGATATATATAAAGAGAATGAGGATGACAACGATACTTTATTGATGGAGAATATCGAGTAAAATCATGATCCATGATTCTATATTTGGATCTATCAAATTTATTTTTCTTTATAATATCCTTATAAAGAAAGAAAGAAAAATGCCGCCCAAAAATTTAGAAAAAGAAAAAATGCCAAAATGCCCAAAAGGAGAAATTCGCGATAAAAAAACAGGAGAATGTGTAAAAAAAGAAATCAAAGAACCAAAAGAAATCAAAGAACCAAAAGAAATCAAAGAACCAAAAGAAATCAAAGAACCAAAAGAAATCAAAGAACCAAAAGAAATCAAAGAACCAAAAGAAACAAAATCAACGACAAAATCGCTTGTCCAAATTATGCAAAGTCGAAAAAAATGTATTCAAAAAATGCGCCAAAAACTTCAAAGTAAAACACGCAAAATCAAGGCTTAACTTTTTACTTGGAGTTATTTTCATGTAAAGAGTTGCTACGAAGTGCGCCCTTTATTGAAAATCGACCGATTCGGTCGATTGTATTATGTAGCGCAAAACTAGTAACGAAATACCGTCATCCGCATAGATTCTCCTATATGAAATGGCACCCTTCCACTCTCCAACATGGCATCCATTCTGTCTATTTTTTCCAAATATTCCACCGTTTTGCAATGTGTTCTCAGAAACTCTACCAATGCCCGGATATTTTCCGGTGTCTTTTTAAAAAACAAGAAAAAGGGCCCCGGATTATGATCCATGCACCATTCCATGAATTCGCTCGCATGATTCATAAACACTGATTTAATAATATAGTACGCGAGAACCGGCGTATCCTCTCGATATTTTCTCGCCAGCCGTCCATCAAACAAATCCGCGTACGTCATGCTATAATGATCCAGAATTTTCACTGTTTGAAATACGGAAAATGGCGCTTCGTGCTCAAACAGGTGGGTCTCCAACAGGGAAATCCTTTCATTGGTCGACGTGCCCTGCAGGAATGAGTGAATCATCACCTGTATGACTTCGGCCCAGGTTTCCGTATAACTTTCGTAGAAACGGAGATCGGTGACGGGTACACGGTATATCGTGCCGGTGATTTCGGCGGCGGAAGGTTCCTGCGGCATGGCAGCGAAATCGATTCCCAGACTATGAAAGGTTTCGTGTAGGAAAACCTTTAACCACTCTTCTTGCCTGTAGACATAAATCTCATTCGGCAAATCTCCGGTCTCGGAAATATTACAGGCGAAGGTAAAAGCTGTGTTCGCATGATCCACTGATAAAACTTCGCCATCTCTTTCTGGCAACATTTTCTGGAGATCGGTCATGTACAAATAAATGTCGAGTTTATTGGAACACGTTTTCCCGGCGAAATGGTTGGCCAAATAAAACCAGATGTAAATGCATTCCATTTCTTGTTCGCACGGATCTTCTGTTTTATGTTCATTATGTTTCCTACAGGAAAAAATGCGTATGGTTCTCGAGACATTCGAAGATACGGAAGACGAAACTACAAACTCGCGTTTCGTAAACACGTCCAACTCTTCTATTTTTGCGCGAATGTTCTCATCGATAAGATGATATTTGGCCCCTGTAGGAAGTTTGGAAACCGTCTCTTTTTGAATGGTGTGTGCTATTTTCTTATAATCCGTTCGGCCATTTTCCATATGACTCATTAATCGAGTGACCAATAATCTGGATTGTTGGGACATCTTTTTACCGTAACCACGATTGTATTTCTTTATAAATTGAACGAGAGGGTTTTGTTGTTGATCTTGCATTATTAGAATATTGCAAGATATTTTCCATCACATATCATCTATTTTTGAAAATGTTCTCGAGAAGTATGAGAGAATCTTGTTTATTCAGCGTTTCTATTTTTTCACTGACTTCTTTAGGGATAAATACCTTTAAGAATTGAATAATGGATTCAAATGAATTTGGGGTATTCAATATCTGCATTTTTTCCAATAAAAACGTATATTTAGTATCCGATTTTAAACAGCGTTCTGAAAAGATCATGACTCCATTCTTATAGCGATCCGCAGCAGAAACAGTAAATCCGGCGAGATTAATATGCAAAAAATAAGAACCAAAATCGTGTATACAATCATCATAAATTCGCAACAGATGCGAGACCACCTTTTCGTATATGTCATCATTCGCATACAATTTGAAAGTAGGGTAATCAATATAAATGCGATTGGTTTGAGGCAATCGATAGATCGTCATCGAAATCACCTGTTGGAGATCATTTGCACTTAAATTTTGGCACACGGATTTCGCCATCTGTTTTTTTTGCGCATTTTTAAAAAAACTGTTTTTTCCGGTTTCTTGCAACATGGATTCGCGTTGTTGGGTTATGAATTCAATAATAGTGTGCGATTGCGATGGATTATAATTTTCTGGTTCTCGTATCATTTAAATATAAGTAGGTATATTTTTTTATATTATGTTGAAGATGGAATTCATTTCTTCTTACACTTTATATGGATTCGATATTACAAACCGGTGGAGAAGTATCAAAAAAGACATTCTTTACTCATGTGTTTTCCACCACTGAAGAAGGCAAGGCCGAGTTTCTAAACGTCACTCAATATTCCCTGTTGGCCGTGATTCCGGTGGTTCTCTTGAATAAACTGGTCCAGCGATTTATTCCGGATGCAGATACGGATAAATCGAGCGTGGAACTTTTAGCCGAAATCCTGCTTCAACTCATCATTATGTTTTGCGGCATTATTTTAGTGCATCGAGTGATCACTTACATTCCTACCTACAGTGGATTCAAATACGAGAATTTGACCTTGACCAACTCGATTCTCTTGTTTTTAGTACTGATTCTCAGTATTCAGACAAAATTGGGGTTAAAGGTGAATATTTTAGCAGATCGTGTTCTGGATTTGTGGAATGGTGAAGACCGCCATGAAAAAAAACAGAACGTGAGAAAACATGTGCGAATTGGCGGATCCAATCATGTCTCTAGTCAGGCGGACTATTTAGATAATTCGGCGATGCAGACATCGATTTTCCCGCCTGCGCCTGTTGCTACAACCAACGCAGGAAATGGTGGTGGATACGATATGATGATGCGAATGGGTTCTTCTTCACCTTCTTCTCCTACCGACTCCTACATGGGCCCTGTTGCAGCAAATGGTATACTGGGCGGATCATTTGGTTCGAATTTTTAACAAAAACGATTATCTCCAACAGTAATCTTTTTTTATAATGAGATTATAACAAAAGACATAATAAACATGCTGAACGTGCTCCTGAATAATAAACTAAAAAATAATCAGCCGGTTCTCCAAACCGCGAACAATGGATTGATTCCAGGAAATGTAGTTCGTGCCATGCCAATGAAAACTGCTGGCAGTAATAATGATGCGGAATTCGAAATGGATCGTGCCCAATTCGATCGAGCATATCAACCCCCCGTGGACTACACGCAAAACCTACAGGAAAAGGGTACAGATCAAATCAAACGGCAGTCGCCTGGTATTCGCAGCGGATTCCTGTTGGATGGACCGAAAACAGCAATTCAAAAGAAATGGATCGGTGGAAACCGTGATGCATCCAATACACTATTGCGGAGAAAAATGAACAATACGGGTGCGATTCTCAATACGACAGGACCGCAATCATTCAAAAATCCGAATGATAATAATCCGCGCATCGATGCTTTGGCTCGAGTACGCGGCGGAGGAGCACGAGTACCGTTGAAAGTCACGAATCGCCCTGTATTTGTGACTGCGCCTCTCATTCCACACTATTTCCGCATTATTTCCGCGGGATTAAATGCAATGAGTAATAGTGTTGTCAACGTACCATCGTCGACGGCCAATGGCATCTCTCCTGGATTTTATTCCTACACGCCAGCTAATTTGAATGGATCGGTATTGGTCAATGTTGCAACTACGCCACCAGGTAGTTATAATGGTCCGAATCTGTTTAATCGCAGTTACAATCTTATGACGATTCACCGCGAAACCGGTGCTGTTATAAGCATCAGGAATTACGACGTATTCGGAGGAGGAGGAGCAGCAACCAGTCTAAGAAACGCCTTGGCAAATTTGCCGGACGATTCTGTCATCGTCGTCATTTCGACCTATGACGAACCGGAAACGGCTGGATCGAGTCCTTCATTGCCGCAAAATTTGGTCTCGCAATTGCGAAGGTGCGGAGCATCTTACACAGTGGGGTCAGCGAATAAATCAGATTATGCTGGTAGTGCAGGTCAACCTCCCTATACGGGATTCATTCAGTATCGAAGTGCCTACGTATTGGTAGGCATTCCAGGATGCGGTGTTGGAAATGGATTAGAAAGATACGTAGGAGCTACTGCTGCACCAGGTGATGATGGAGATCCAAATGCGTGTGTGGACTTGCGGATTCGTGTGCAAAACAAAACGTATTATTTGGAGTAATAAATTTATAAGTTGCCGGTTTCTTTGCTTTTATCTTGCATAATTCGATGTTCCAACTTCTGCTGGAGCCGTAATAGATTATCGTGCGTCTTTCGATTAATCGATACATCATCGTGGTGAATGGTGGATTTATTTTTCAAACTGGTGGTATGTTTTCTAACAGACGCATGTTTCGATTTGATCCATTTATTCTCTTTCAATATTTCCTGTAATCGCATGTACCCATCTTTAAGCGTGTATCGATTCAAAACACTGGGCGTCATCATGTTGTAAAAACATTCTTCCAAATCTTCGAATAAATACACGGGAATGTACGATCGGCAAAAACAGAGAACGTATTGCATAGAAAGCGCAAACCCGAATCCATCGATCGTTTTCACCGATTTGTTCAAAAAAGAGATGTAGTTCTCCGGGACAATTTCATACAGGATCATGTTTTTGAAATCTTCCAAATACTTGTAAATGATTTCGGTCGTTTCCGAATCCGTATAATTTCGCGTAATGTAATCGAAATATAATTTGAAAGAAATGGAGAACTTTAACAATCGTTTCGTTTTCGTAAGAGATGATGATTTCATTTTCAACTCTTGCACAATGTCTTCATAGAACGCCATCTTTTCTTGAAAAGACATGCGCGCAATTCGCATAAATGCTTCTCTGTTTAAAAATGCAAACTCAAATGGATATGTCCAAAACGCGTATTCGGCCATATGATTCTTGTCATTTCTACACAATTGTACAACGTCTTTTACATTACGCATGAGTCCGAAATCAATCATCTTTGTGACTCTTTTCGATTTATTATAAACAATATTTTGCGGTTTCAAATCTTGATGCACCAGCCCTTTTTTTTCCAACAGGAGAATGCCGTTCATGAGTTTGAACGATGCCTGCCAAAAATATCGGATAATAGATGCCGTGTTGGAATTCGCCGAGAGTTCGGATACATATTTTGCGAATTTGACGAGATCTTCACCGCCGTCGTGCATGACGAGAATCGAGTAGTCTTCTATCTTTTTCACCGGTTTGAATTCTTGAAATAATTTGCATGATTCTAGAGAGGGGTCTTGCGGCCTGATATTAGGAGAACAAAGCGTCGGTTTTCCTAAAAAATACTTTTCTTCGGGATCTATTTTTGCAACCGTCATATATTCGGCCAATTCTTTGTGTGCATCCACCGTAAACATGAATTTGGATATTTTATTCGTGTATTTCAACTTTTTATTTTTGGCGGTTTTCTTACAGGGAATGGCTGGTTTGAATACGCAGCCATAAGATCCTTCGCCTACCAATTTATGATTGGTTTTGACCGTTTTTGCATCAGACATCTTTCTCTATATTGTATTTGAATATAGAGAGATATGATTTATGCGGTTCTCGATTTCATTGTTATGCTAATACTATTGCACCCTGATTGGAAATAAGGATCCGTTGCGAATGTGATGGTGTTTGCATTTGCATTGCTAAAAGCGTAATGATTATTATTGTTCAATATCAATTTATTATCAAAGACGCGACCGCCAATTTGCGAATTTACACCAATCCCTTTGCCTGAAGAATAATAGTCAACTGAGCCGGTCCAATTTATACCATCCCCTGAATAAGCACTGTTCCCAGGACCAGACGTTATAAATATGGTTCCATTCCATACCACCGGGCCGCCAATATTAGCTCCATAAAACTCGTATATATTCGAATATGTTATAGCTGTCCAAGTGAGTCCATCCGTGGAATATGCGAAAAACACTCCACTACCTCCACCGGTTGCAACCCATCGAATTCCATTCCATGCGAATCCACGAATAAAAGAAAGAACAAACGTTGAAACGGTTGTCCAATTTATACTATCATACGAATATGCATATAAATTTGTTCCTTGTCCTCCAGCAAGCCACATCGATCCGCCCCATGCAATACAATATGTATCTGTAGTAAAGAAAGCGGAACTACCCGTAACACCCGTCCAACTGATTCCGTCTGATGAATATGCGATGGTATTCGTGCCAAATCCGAGAGCGACCCATCGACTTCCATTCCATCCAATTGCCTTACCTCGCGTACTGAAAATAGAAGTCCCTATTCCCGTCCACGTGATTCCATCTGTAGAATATGCAATGGTATTGGTTCCTTGTCCTACAGCGACAAATCGAACGCCATTATATGCAATTGCATTACCCGATGTGCTAAATACGGAACTACCAAGTCCCGTCCAGGTTATTCCATCGTATGAATATGCAATCGTGTTTGTGCCTTGTCCTACAGCGGTCCATTTGAACCCGTTCCATGCAGCGTCATTCGCTTGCGTTGAAAAAATACTGACCGATTTATATAATCCGTTTAAAAGTATACCGTCTGGGGAATACGCTAAACTATAGTCGTAGTTGGTTGTACAATGAATGACTGGAGATCGTATACTAATATTTGGCAAATTTCTATTCCATGCTGCACCATGGCCAAGTGTGCTGAATATACTGGTTCCTGCACCTGTCCAAGTGATCCCATTTGTTGAATATGCAATAGTATTTGTACCAGTACCAGTTGCAATCCATCGTGTACCATTCCAGGTAATTCCATAACCACATGTAGTCAACACAGACATTCCTCCATTCGACCAACTAGAGAAATTATTTGTATAGGCAATGGTATTGATGCCACCTCCGGAAGGATCTCCTACCGCGACCCATCTAGTACCATTGCATGCATAAGCATTACACGCCGTCCTAAATACATTTGTATTATAAGGAAGGGCACTCCACGTAATACCGTCCACTGAATATGCCATAGTATTTCCTCCTTGTCCACCCGCAAGCCATACCATTTGCCCATAGGCAACACAGTTCCCTTGTGTCGTAAAAATAGTGGTGCTATTTGTCACGCCTGTCCAGTTAATACCATTGGTAGAATATGCAAGCGTATTGGTTCCTGAACCCGCGGCGACCCAAAGAGACCCGTTCGTTGCAATACCTAATCCGGCAGTGCTGAATATGGTAGTTCCCAATCCGATCCAGTTCAATCCGTCGTATGAATACGCAATCGTATTCGTACCCTGTCCAACTGCGACCCACATCGTTCCATTCCATGCAATGTCATTTCCAGCTGTACTAAATATATAAGTCGCACTGTTCACTAAACCGACCCAATTGATTCCATTGTAGGAAAAAGCGAGTGTATTTGTCCCTGCACCTACCGCGACCCATAATTTGCCGTTATAAGCGGAACTGTTTCCTTGCGTACTAAATATACTGGTTCCTAATCCTGTCCATGAAATTCCATCGAATGAATACGCAATCGTATTGGTTCCTGACCCTACCGTAACTGTCACTGTTTGAGGGAAGGTAATTGTATTTTCCAACATGGTGCTATATATCACTGCATTCCCCTGTGTGCTAAACACCGATGTTCCAACGCCGGTCCAGTTAATTCCATTCAAAGAATACGCGATCGTATTCGTTCCGCTTCCTGTTGCGGCCCATCTGGTTCCACTCCACCCGACACCGAGGCCACTGGTACTAAAGATAGACGTGCCAATCCCCGTCCAGGTGAGTCCATCGGGGGAATATGCAATCGTGTTTGTACCTGCTCCTACAGCGACAAAATAAATACCATTCCATGCAACTGCATTCCCCTGTGTGCTGAAAATCGAAGTACCAATTCCTGTCCAAGTGATCCCGTTCGTTGAATGCGCGATAGTATTGGTCCCGCTTCCGACTGCGACAAATCGGAGCCCATTCCAACCTACGCCAAACCCGCTCGTACTGAAAATCGCAGTCCCGATGCCCGTCCATGCAATTCCATTATAAGAATATGCGATGGTATTTGTGCCTTGTCCTACAGCGATGTGCATAGTGCCATTCCATGTTATACCATTCCCCTGTGTACTGAAGATACTGGTTCCCAACCCTATCCATCCACTGGTTCCATAAGAAGAATTCCATGCGCTGCCACTATACGAATAGCCAATTGTATGAGAACCAGATCCAACCACTACGAAAAGAGTTCCATTCCATGAAATACCTCTTCCAACCGTAAATAAACCGCCAGATTGGTTGGATGCGAGTCCTGTCCATGAAATTCCATCGATTGAATATGCAATCGTATTACCTCCATTTCCGACGGCTACATATCTTGTGCCATTCCATGCGATTCCATACGCTGCAGTAGTAAAAATGGTTGCGCCTAATCCCGACCAATTTACACCATCAGAAGAATGCGCAATCGTATTCGTACCCTGTCCAACACCGACCCATCGCGCTTGTTTTCTACATCCGAATGACACCACTGTACTCCCAGTTAGTGACAATCCGTCCAAATTTGCTTTAATATCGCTCTGATAAATGGAGACGCCGTCATTAAATGTAGTAGAGTAGGACTGATTGGTTGGACCTGTAGTATAAAGATTTACAGTATTTGTCACACTATTATTCGTAATATATCCTAAATCTTGAGATACACCATTTACAGTTGTTAAATAATTGTAATTGGTAGTCATGTCCTTATATAATATTATAATTAATATTATAATTTATTTTATATCTTATCCATCGTATTCATAATTTCCATTTTCTTCATCGACTTTTCGAAATTGGTTTCCTTCTCCATATTCGCATACAGATATTCCATGTTGGGACTTTCTTCATTCTTCTTGATCTGTTTGTAAATTTCGTCAATGTTCTCCACCACATTCTGCACAATGTCTTTTTTGGTACTGATTTCAATATTCGTCGGCACAGGCTCCGTCAAAAGCGCCACAGCAAAATACAGCAAATACCGCCGCTTCTTACAGGACCCTGTTGTATATTTGATCGAGAACAGGGTCTGCAATGACCGCATGATTTTCTCAATATAAGGATTGCCGACTTCTTTGCACCGGAGTTGCAGGGCCTCCCAGATCATCCATATGACATCGCGCTGCAGCTTCGGCTCCACATCCGCCGCCGTCCGTCTCTCACAATAAATCGGCGTCTTTTTGTTCTTGCATATGAGCTCGAATTCAATCGTCCATTCGATCCAGTAGCACGCATTCAACATGTTCGGATGATCGCGCGAGATATGATACGCGAATTCGTTCATCGCGATGTACAACTCTTTCGGATCCTCTTTTCTGAAAATGGGCTCGACATACGTAACCACCGGCGCTTTTAATCGTTCGGTCATCTGCGTAATGTCGAATTCCTCCACGCGATTGATCTTAATGGATTCAAAACTGTGTTTGCGATTGGAAAAAGTGAGGATTGCCACAATTTCTGCGAATAATCGGCGCACAGTGGCGTGATTCCGCAACTGCAATTCATTTACAAACATTCCCTGTTGGATAATTTGACGGAAGGCTTGGAATCGCATCTCGACGTAACTGACTATTTTTGGATTACCCAAATGAATATGTTTTCCTACATAGTATAAAATGATTTCCCAGAGATCCATGAAATGTCCGGCGCAAATGAGTTCGGCGCTCCAATAACAGGCGGGTTCGACCTTTCCTTTTTGCATGCTCTCGACCAATTGGTCGCGGACCTTGGTCTTTTTGTATTTGGAGAAGGAGAATGTTTTGAATTCTTGTGGTGTTCTCACGTCATTGATTTCGCTTTTATTCATTTTTGTCTTTATTAATTTGATTTAATATATTTATACATGTTCTTATTCTTATTATTAGTGATTGGTCATTCAATGCTAAAATGCCACCCTCCCTTTATCATCTATTATCATCTAAAATTTATATAAATTATAAATAACGAAACTTGGTCGATTGTCAACTATTTTTTTTTTTAATTTGTGATAATGAATTTAATGATTTGCGTTGATTTCTAATTTGTAATGGGTTTATTTTTTTTATAATTGATCCGGAAGTAGATTTTTGTATTGTAGGTAGAGTTGTAGTTATGGTAGTTGGATTCACCATAGGATTCATAGAAGTTGGACCCATGGTGGTAGGTTGCATGGTCATTGGAGCCATCGTTTGCATGGTAGTAGGTTGCATGGTTATTGGAGCCATCGTTGTTGGTGACATGGTGGTAGGTTGCATGGTCATTGGAGCCATGGTCGTTGGTGACATGGTCGTTGGTGACATGGTCGTTGGTGACATGGTCGTTGGAGACATCGTTGTTGGATTCACCATAGGATTCATAGAAGTTGGACCCATTGTGGTAGGAAGCATGGTGGTAGGTTGCATGGTCATTGGATCCATCATTGTAGGAGCCATCGTTGTTGGAGACATGGTCGTTGGAGACATGGTAGTAGGTTGCATGGTAGTAGGTTGCATGGTCGTTGGAGACATCGTTGTTGGTGACATGGTCGTTGGTGACATGGTCGTTGGAGACATCGTTGTTGGATTCACCATAGGATTCATAGAAGTTGGACCCATTGTGGTAGGAAGCATGGTGGTAGGTTGCATGGTCATTGGAGACATCGTTGTTGGTGACATGGTCGTTGAAGACATCGTTGTTGGTGACATGGTCGTTGGTGACATGGTCGTTGGTGACATGGTCGTTGGAGACATCGTTGTTGGTGAAATGGTCGTTGGAGACATGGTCGTTGGAGACATGGTGGTAGGTTGCATTGTGGTAGGTTGTTGCATGGTAGTAGGTTGCATGGTAGTAGGTTGCATGGTCGTTGGAGCCATCGTTGTTGGTGACATGGTCGTTGGAGACATGGTGGTAGGTTGCATAGTAGTCGAATCCACTGTAGTATTACCAGTCATGGTAGTTGGACTCATGGTAGTTGGACTCATGGTAGTTGGAGTCATGGTAGTAGAATACGTGGACATGGAAGTAGGAGTCATTGTAATGGCACTTGGACCCATGGTAGTATTAGTTGGACCCATGGTAGTATTAGTTGGACCCATGGTAGTATTAGTTGGACCCATGGTAGTTGAATCCACTGTAGTATTACCACTCATGAGAGTTGGAGTCATGGTAGTTGGACTCATGGTAGTAGAATACGTGGACATTGCAGTTGGACCCATGGTACTATTATACATGGGTGATAGGGGGTTATTTGTAATCTCTCCTCCAACATAAGGTCTTTGTGTAATCTCTCCAACATTCCTCAAAAAGGTTTTTGTGTAATCTCTAGAAGGTTTTTGTGTAATCTCTCCAATTGTAGTGGTAGGTTGCATGGTCGTAGGACCCATGGTAGTAGGTTGCATCGTGGTTGGTCGCATGGTAGTTGGAGCCATAGTAGTAGGAGCCATCGTGGTAGGTTGCATGGTCGTAGGACCCATGGTAGTAGGTTGCATCGTGGTTGGTCGCATGGTAGTTGGAGCCATCGTGGTAGGAGCCATCGTGGTAGGAGCCATCGTGGTAGGTTGCATGGTTGTTGGAGCCATGGTAGTAGGGCGCATGATCGTAGGAGCCATCGTGGTAGGTCGCATCGTGGTAGGAGCCATCGTGGTAGGGCGCATGGTCGTAGGAGCCATCGTGGTAGGAGCCATCGTGGTAGGAGCCATCGTGGTAGGAGCCATCGTGGTAGGAGCCATCGTGGTAGGAGCCATCGTGGTAGGAGCCTTAGTAGTAGGTTGCATGGTTGTTGGAGCCTTAGTAGTAGGGCGCATGGTCGTAGGAGCCATCGTAGTTGGAGCCATCGTGGTAGGAGCCATCGTAGTTGGAGCCATCGTGGTAGGAGCCATCGTGGTAGGAGCCATCGTGGTAGGAGCCTTAGTAGTAGGTTGCA